GCTTCCTCGGCGCAAACTACGCCGGGGACGTTGGTCAACCTTGAGTCGCGTGCTGAGTTTTTCATCAACGCGCGGCTTGATATGAAGACCACAAATGCAACCCGTTGGGGCTATGTCACGTGGACACCGACGATCCCCGATTTTCGGAGATTTTTCGGTAACGACGCGACCTTGTTACGAGCTATAGCCAGAAAGATAGTCGCTGGTTTTACCATTGACTACTCCACGGCCTGGGAATCGATCCCCTGGTCCTGGCTAATTGATTGGTTTTCCAACATCGGTGATTACCTCGCATCTAAGCGGAGTCTTATCCCGGTGTCGGCTGGAGTGCCCTCCATTTGCACCACTACGGTGACGACGGAGAGTTATTCCAACAGGAACAACGATTTCGGCTGGCTAAACGGCCAGTTCACGTTCTCGAAGACCCTGATTACCAAGTCTCGCAGCAAAAATTCCGCTGCTCTTCCAAGCGCGTTCCTGCCTTTGCTCACGCCTAGGCAGGTTCGAATCCTTACCTCCCTTGCTGTGTTGAAGACACGGTAAGTGTCAACAACCAGAAAGAGAGTTCAGCATGTCGTTTTCGGATCCCCTCGTCATCACCGTTAATTCGGTGGCAAAGAGTCTCAGCCGCATTAACCAGGATAAGTACTCCTCGGAATACTTCCTTCGGGAAGGACTCCAAGAGTTTCGTTTGAAGCTCCGGAATACCTCCTATACGAATCGCTTTGGGGTGCTCACGGATCGGCATAACGCCGAATTCGTGAACATCGTTTATGCGACTCTTACTGCACCGGCTCTCGAGCGTAAAGCGTACACAGTGTACGAACACGCTCGCTCCGATACAGATGCGGCCGTTCTTCAGACCGCCAATGGGTTCATCGCGTTCAATACGAGCGCGAATATCCAAAAGCTCCTGAATTACGAATCCTGATCGCTCCCGACCTTGGGGTCCAGTCCGACGTATTACGTCTGAAAGGACCTGATCGTGAAAAGCGGATTAGATTACATGCTGCAGATCTGGAGCTTCGCACTTTATGATGCGAAGCTCTCATGCGCTATGTCACAAGTTGGCTACTCCAGAGATCTGGAGCGGTTGACAAGACATTCGCTAACTAGGGGTCTTGGGTGCTTTACCCTTGACCTTCCGAACCTCGATACCATCCTTCTCTCCCTTCTGGAAGAGGGGAAGGTAGTGTTCGAGGGGCACTTCTGTGCCCGTCGTTCTCGTTCGGATCTCCGCCCCGCATTTCTGTGGGATCTGTGGAGACTAGTTTGTGATGAGTCTGGATGCTTATTGAAGGATCCATCCCCTGAAGCCATGCTCTCGATCCGACAGCTCTCTTCCTTGTGGAAGAAGCTTGAAGTCGGGTGCTCCTCTGCACGCATCAATGCGGCAGTGGAGGAGTTTTATGACATCGAGGACAACATCCCAAATCCGACCCTTGATTGGGTTGGTAGGGATATTACTGGCTACCACGATACTTCTTTCGAGCTGTTTTACGGTTCGACTGGAGCATTCGCGGATGACAGGGATTTCCTTCGGAGACTGGATAAGGTCTCTAAGATTCTCGTGTCAGGGATTCCAATCTTCGACAGTATGTCTGAAGATACCCCTGACACTGGATTCTTTAAGCACGGACCCGGTGCGGTGTCTAACCTTCGCTCGGGAGGCTATAAGTACAGCTTCCCGAACTGGTCAGACTCGCTCGAACGGTTATTCCCGTTCGATTGGTGCGCGGGAGGGGACTTGCTTGCGGTTCCCATCTTAAATGATGAGCCCAAGTCAAAACTCCTCCAGGTTCCAAAGACGGCAAAGACTCCTCGTCTTATCGCCTCGGAACCGCTCGAGCACCAGTGGTGCCAGCAGAAG